AATGAATGGGAAAGCCGCCGTGATGATTGAAATAGAGCCTTCCTTTGAAACCGCCCCGGAAGCAACTGCATTGATGACTTGAATAAGCGAAGCAACTTGCGCTCCATTGAGTGCTTGATCTGCGACATAAGTCTGATCTGCTTGTTTGGGTTGCTCGCCGTCTTGTGTTTGATCTTGGTTGGGTTGAGCAATAGAACCAATAATTGTGTCGGAAATAGAGCTTGCTTGAACACCATATTGCTCTGAAAGGTCTTTAACCAACTTGGCTTCTAATGCCCTCTGCCTCATTGAGCTTTCAAAGTCCAATCCCTTTTCGGCGTAAATTGAGCTTGCGGTAGTCAGTCCGGCTCGAAACTCGGATATATTGGCTTGGCTCTCCCTTCCTAAATCTATGGAGACATTCGCACCAAAGTTAAAGACTCCCTTTGTGCTTTTGCTTCCAAGATTGTTTGCAATCAATCCCCTCGCAACTCCGTCTGCAATAACAATGTTCTTGAGTGGTCGAAGAACCTTATCCTCAAGAAGTTTCTGGTATCTTCGAAAAGTGCGTCCTGCTTGTTGCATTTCAAGCCTAGCAGTTGGGCCGGACATTGAAGAAGGGTCAACCGCAAATGAATAAGGGATGCCAACTCCCATACAAATGTTTCGCAAAAGAATCCTGTGGAACTCCGCAAAAGCACCAGAGGGACGGCTAGGGCCATCTGGGAAAACGATGTCCTCATTGACTTCCAAATAGCTTATCTTACCCGGCTCAATGGTTTCTAGTTTGATGCCTTGATTGTCGGCGTTTAGGTCATTCGTAAGCGTGGACAAGTCGGAGGCGTTGTTGTTGTTTCGCTTTACGATTCCAGCTTGTGAACTTGCCAGTTTTGCGGCCATCTTTTCGGAGGCAATGATTTCATACAAATCCACGCAATCATTGATGGCTGTATGAAAAGCAGAAATTCCCCGGTATTGGTCGATGCGAAGCGGGTCGTAAAGATGAAACGCTTGGCTTGCCGGGATTGTCGTTTGAAAGATATAAGCGTTTCCATAGGTGCGTAAATAAATATCGTAACCAGTAGGCGCACCAGTTTCTTGATCAATATGGATTCCACTAATAAGATTAAGGCTTGTGTAAGTGCGATTAGGGTCACCAAGTCTGTCTGCCTCGATGCCTTGGAGTTTTAGATTTCCACTCTGGTCACGCACCAGAACGAACAAAAAGTCTCCGTCACGGAGCATCGACATCATTGCGACTTGCATTAAGAACGACCCGGTATTTCGTTCAGAAAGATCGCACTTGTCCCACCATTCGTTCCAATAAGCCTCTACATCTGAATTAACCTTGGGGCTTTCTGTTCTGGCTTGATAGGAAATGTTACCCGCACAATGGCTGGCAAACTTCATCAGCAACCCACGAATCAATCCAACATTTTCGGCCAAATCCCTAGAACGCTTGAGAAGTTCTACCCGGTCATAGTTTGAGCGAAAACCTTCCGCACCAGATAACGAGGACGGCCCACGGCGTTGCCGATTATATTGCGTTGCATCATATTCAAAGGCCGTGAGCTTTGCCCTAGAAGCAAGCCGATCAACCGCCGCTTGCGGATTTACAAAGGCAATAGCCTTATCAAGAAAGTTCAGCCCAATTTTCTTCACTTACGCCATTCCCATTGAACGAGCAGGGCCAAACTTTGCGTATGTGGTTCGGATTCGTCCACCAGTTGCTTGCTGAATCGCAAGGGTAAGCTCGGCAATGGTATCACGCACCTCGCCAAGATTCGCTCTAGAAAAAGATCGTCCAGCGATGGAATAGCTTGAACCCGCCACCGCAATAGCCTCTAGGCAAGTAATATACTTATCCCGCAAGGAAGTTAGGGTGGTGAGGGGTAGCCCAATAAAATCACCCTTCGCCATTCTCAACCTCATCTGTCAAACTTGCTGGTGTGATATTCAAGAGCTTATGCAACCCGGCACCTACAATGTTCATACATTCGCAATCCAGCAAGTGATTCTGCTTTCCAATCTGCTTCCAAACCATCCTAGTTCTCCCGGTCATTGGGTTTTTAACTGAAACCTTTCGCTCTGCTTCAATATGCTCTCGCCATACTTGCGGGGCATCATCGGCAACGAATCCTTCCGACTTAACCAGATTGGCAAAGATGTCCTTGATTGCTGGGTTAGACCACCTCCATATAGGAGCCAAACGCCATTTCCAACCATCCCTAGAGCCTGTGGCCTTACCAGAAAAGGGGTCACCATTGGCGATTCTTGCAAATGGTCTTGCTATCTTTTGCTGTCCTACGATCTCGGAAAAGCTGGCCTTGTCCGAACCCACAAGACCTAACCAGCCCATCTTACAAATCCACTCGTAGCAAAGACGGGTTTGATCGCCAGTATCAATCACAACGCATCTTGGTTCCACCTCAAATTCATCAGCCTTCGCCGCTACATCGCCCCAAGTCTCAAGCCTACCAGCCCAAACCATTCGAGACTTTCCCTCGCCATTATAAGCCCTAATCAAAGCCCAAGTGTGGAACCCACCAGATTCTTGCACATCGACTGACATAATCGTTTTTTCTCCTTCGTGAACAATACCCATATTGTAACCACCAGCCTTGATCTCGATTCGCTCTTGTTCGTGTTCTAGCCAAGGTTCAGCAAGGATTCGGTTCACAAAGTCTTGTAGCCCGATGATTCCGCTATATTTGTCTTGCAAGAACTTGACCGCTAGGGAGCCAAACGAAACCCACGGAGCATATAATCCGTTCAAGTGATAGCTTCGGCGGTTTGGTTCGCCTTTAGGGTTGGTCGCAATCCACTCTCCACCCCGGAGCATTGCTGTCTTTTGGCCGTCTGTAATCTTGCCTTTGCAGTTCTCGCACTCGTAATAGGCCGATGATTTAACCAGCTTAAAATCATAAACTGCTTCTTCGATCTTTGCGTTCTCATCCCACTTCACTTGCCCCCAGATGAGCTTCTGCTTGTGGTTGCAATGTGGGCAAGGCACAAAAAAGAAACGCATATCTCCCTTTTGCCATTCTGCCCAAATCGTAGAATCCGCCGTGGTTGGCGTAGATGTGGCGATGATTAAGTGATTTGGATAGGTCGCAACTCTAGCCTCTGCCAACTGCAATGCCCCAGCCTCGCTCTTGCTCGCACCCGCCTCTGGGTATTTGTCCACTTCGTCCAAACATAGAAGTGCTACGCTTCTAGATGCCAAATTGCTAGGTGAACTAGCACCAACAAACCAAAGTGAACTTCGTTTGAAATGTTGCTCTAGCAATTTAATTTTATCGGTATTATCTGGCTTTTCTTTTGCAAGTGCTGGGCAATCGTCCACCATCGGAAGCCATCGGGTTTCAGAGAAAGACCTAGCCAAAGCCTCTGACGGCATAACCCATAGTGCGGGACAAGGATGCTCTGCAATTCTATAAGCTAGGCCAGCTAGAATTGTGGTTGTCTTTGATGTTTGTGCGCCCCATACGAGCGTAACCCTGCGAACTGAATCATCACCGAAAGCCTCTAGCGGCTCTCTTACATACGGAGTTAGCTTGGTCGAATACGCACCGGGAATATTCGTTACCCTAGCCGAAAGAGTTAGATTCTTTTCTGCCCACTCTGGAATCGAAAGTTTTTCCCTTGGCTCAAAGATTGATCTGGCGAATTGCTTAACATCAAAAAGCTGGTTCATCTCTTAATCATATAATCCTTGGCATAAGCCCAAGTTGGATTCTGATGTATTTTGTGATGACATTCAAAGCACACGGCCAAGAAAAACTCTGTCTCGTTCAGCCTATCGCCAAACCTACCACGGCGATGATGCACTTGGCTTGCCATTTTGCATCTACAAACTTGGCAGACCGGGTTGTTTCCAAGAAACTTCTCTCGAACATCCTTATAGACTTCGTTCTGGCCTTTCCGCTTTTTAGAAACTCGGCGTAGCTTTCCGCTTCGCTTGAGTGGCGTTTTGCGTTTAAGTGGTGTGCGTTTCATTTTTTGAATGATGGCAAATAAATAAATGTGTATGCAAGAATATATGCCGCATCTGTCCAACTAAATTTTCCATAACCCAATGCTCTTGTTATGACTATCAGCAGAAAAAGTGGAGTAGCAAAAAACCTAAACTTTTCATCAAGCCAATCTATAATTTTTGTTATGCTTTTCATTTTAGAATATCGTCCAGAATTGAACCAAGAATGCAGACCACAACCAAACCAGCAAGTAAAAGAAGGAATGATTCGTTCATTTGAACGCTCCCTCTGCTTTCTGAATCGTCACAAAGATTTGGTCGATGCCCTCTTGGATTGCTTGTTTCGCACACTCCGGGTCACTTGGGTTTGCTCTGGTCGAAAGCGATGCTGGCATTGCATCCATTAAATTCCTAATCGAGCCAAGCCATTTACCGAACACTTCCCGAACTTCGTCCATTCGGATGACGGCTCTTGTGGCTTCCTCGTATTGAGCGTGTTCCATTTCTGCTTCGCTTGCTCTTTTCTTTGCTTCGCCCCATCCCGCAATCGCCGCTCTCATCGCAACCGGGTTTCCGTCCCTGCTTGCTCTTGCCACCAACGAGTAGGCAACTAGCTCTGCCCTTTTCGCTCGAATCAATCTGCCAAGCGAGTTTTCCGACTTTAACGACTCGGAGTCCGAGGTTTCGGATGTCTCGGATGAGGTCGTAGATGGGGGAAGAATTGGCTGAACTCGGCTTACCCTTTTTTGATTGGCAAGCCTCCATCTGTGAGCATCTGCCTCGCTTGTGAGGGGCATACCTCTTTTCACAAGTCTGGACATTTGGCCTCTGTCCATTCCCCATTTTTCGCAAAGCTCTTTTTGTGTAATCATTGGATAACTTTACTGCGGAGGGATAGTCCTCATTCATTTGGCAAGCGTGGCCTTTTTGCCAGTAAGGTTCTCCCATCGCTTCACAATCACATCGCAGTAGTTGGGGCTGATTTCCATTCCGTAGCATTTGCGACCTAATTGCTCGGCGGCGATTATAGTTGTTCCAGAACCGCAGAATGGTTCGTAAAGGAGGTCTCCATTCTTCGTGTGATTGCCCATCGCATAACACCACATCTCGATTGGCTTCATTGTCGGGTGTTCTCTTGATGCCTTTGGTCTTTTGAAGTCCCACACGGTTGTTTTTGTTCTATCTTTGTTTTTTAATCTTTCTCCGGGTTTCCATCCAAAAAGTATGGGTTCGTGTTTGTAGTGGTATTCACTATGACCCATAACCATAGAATCTTTATTCCATACCAGTATTTGTCTTAATATTTCTCGGCCTTTCCAATCGTTCAAGAACACACTATGCAACCGTCCAGCCGGGACGGTTGCGATCCAGTATGCCCCATCCCTAGACATAGACTCGGCCACATCGAACCAGATCTTGCATTTTTCAATTAGGTCTGATTCTGATAGGTCATCATTCTCAATTTTTAATGCGTCCTTGGTTTTGCCAGTATAGCTTACGCCATAGGGCGGGTCGGTAAGAACCATATCAGCAAGTTCCCCATTCATTAGCTTTTCTGCGTCTTTTATGCT